AGTACCTAGCAGTGTGTATAGCAACAGCGATAACAAGTGGAAGCGTATTGATACGCCAAAACAGTTGGACAAAATAAAAAATATATTTGACTGGCGAGCTTATCCTGAAGAGCAAAAAGAACAGTGGTACGATTATATAGATGAGGAGTTTAAGAGGAGAGACGAAGGTTTCTGGTTTTCAAATGCTGGTGTTCCAACTTATATTACAGGAACTCATTACATGTACCTCCAGTGGTCAAAAATAGACGTTGGTGCTCCAGACTTTCGTGAGGCTAATAGATTGTTTTTTATATTTTGGGAAGCTTGCAAGGCTGACAAAAGATGCTACGGTATGTGTTATCTTAAAAACAGACGTTCTGGCTTTTCTTTTATGAGCTCTGCTGAAACCGTTAACTTAGCCACAATATCGAGTGATAGTAGATATGGGATACTATCTAAAAGTGGTGCCGATGCAAAAAAGATGTTTACAGACAAGGTTGTACCTATATCTATAAACTATCCTTTTTTCTTCAAGCCAATACAAGATGGTATGGATAGACCTAAGTCTGAGCTAGCGTATCGTGTACCAGCGAGTAAGTTTACTCGTAAAAAAATAGAAGTTAACGAACAGCTAGAAGAGATAAAAGGTCTTGACACAACGATTGATTGGAAAAATACAGGTGATAACAGTTATGATGGTGAAAAACTATCATTACTAGTTCACGATGAAAGTGGAAAGTGGGAGAGGCCCGATAACATACTTAACAATTGGCGAGTTACAAAAACTTGTCTTAGATTAGGTGCTAGGGTTGTAGGTAAGTGTATGATGGGTTCAACATCAAACGCGCTAGACAAAGGTGGAGATAACTTTAAAAAATTGTACAATGATTCAGATGTCACTTCTAGAAACCGTAATGGACAAACAAAGTCTGGTTTATATTCTTTGTTTATCCCAATGGAATGGAACTATGAAGGATTTATTGACGAATTTGGACAACCAGTATTTAATAACCCAGATCATGATGTATACGGACCCGACGGTGAATTAATTGAGTATGGGATAATTGATCACTGGAATAACGAAGCTGACGGATTAAAATCAGACCAAGATGGTTTAAATGAATTTTATCGACAGTTTCCTAGAACAGAAGAACACGCTTTCAGAGACGAAGCGAAAAACAGTATATTTAACTTAGTTAAAATATACGAGCAAATAGATTATAATGAAGGCATTAGAAATAGCTCTGCAGTTAACACGGGTAATTTCCAATGGGAAGATGGCATAAAAGACTCTAAAGTAGTTTTTTATCCTGATCCAAAAGGTAGATTCAATATTAGTTGGACTCCACCGCACAACCTTCAGAACAGAATAATAACTAAGAATGGAGTTAAATATCCTGGAAACGAGCACATAGGCGCTTTTGGATGTGATAGCTACGATATTAGTGGAACAGTAGATGGTAAAGGATCTAAAGGCGCTTTGCACGGCTTAACGAAGTTTTCTATGGAAGACGCGCCACCTAACCATATGTTTTTAGAATATATTGCAAGACCACAAACCGCTGAAATGTTTTTTGAAGATGTGTTGATGGCATTGGTTTTTTATGGCATGCCAATACTAGCGGAAAACAATAAACCAAGATTACTTTATTATCTAAAGCGAAGAGGCTACAGAGGGTTTAGTATGAATAGACCTGATAAAGTTTGGAATAAGCTTTCTGTGGCAGAAAAAGAAGTAGGTGGTATACCTAACTCTAGCGAAGACATTAAGCAAGCTCACGCTGCTGCGATAGAGATGTATATACAAAGCCACGTTGGCCATTTAGGTGATGGTACTTACGGTAATATATACTTTAACCAAACATTAAACGAATGGAGTAGGTTTGATATAAATAAACGTACAAAGTTTGATGCCGCAATAAGTTCTGGTTTAGCTATAATGGCTTGCAATAGACACTTATATAGACCTCACGCTGAAGTAGAAAAGCCAGCGTTAAATTTAAACATTGCAAGGTATACTAACAATGGTAATACATCTAAATTAATAAAATAAGTATGGCAGAGTCTGTTATAAAGAATTATTTTCCAAGTCAAACCGTAAGCGACGCTGAAAAGCTTAGTTATGATTACGGTTTAAAAGTTGCAAAAGCTATAGAACAAGAGTGGTTTGATGATGATGCAACTAACGCTAAGTATAGAAGCAACTTAAACGATTTCCACAGGCTAAGATTATATGCTAGAGGTGAGCAGTCTATACAAAAATACAAAGATGAATTATCTATAAACGGAGACTTGTCTTACTTAAACTTAGATTGGAGCCCAGTTCCTATCATACCTAAATTCGTTGACATTGTAGTAAACGGCATAGCCGAAAGAACTTACGATATAAAAGCGTACTCTCAAGATCCTAATGGAGTCGCTAAAAGAACTAAGCACATGGAGTCAATTATGGACGACATGGAGTTTAAGGATTTGAACGATTTAGTTTCTACTCAGTTTAATTTAGATTTAAGAGAAAGTGAAGAGCTTGTTTTACCTCAAACAATTGAAGAGCTACAGCTTCACATGCAGCTTAACTACAAGCAAGCTGTAGAGTTAGCTGAAGAACAAGCCTTAAACGTTTTGCTAGACGGTAACAAATACGAATTAACTAAAAAAAGATTTTTCTACGATTTAGCTGTTTTAGGCATAGGTGCTGTAAAAAATAACTTTTCAACATCTGAAGGAATAACAGTAGGCTATGTAGATCCAGCTGACCTTGTTTATTCGTATACAGACTCCCCTTATTTTGACGACATTTACTATGTAGGTGAAGTTAAATCTATACCTATAAACGAATTAGCAAAACAATTCCCACACTTAGATCAAGAAGAACTTGAAGACATAGCTAACAAGTCTAATTATAATATAACAAACAAGCATAATAGATACAACTCTGATAAAGATGATATAAATAGAGTTCAAGTACTATATTTTAACTACAAAACCTATATGAACGAGGTTTACAAGGTTAAACAAGTAGGGTCTGGAGCTGAAAAAGTTATAGAAAAAGACGACACATTTAACCCTCCTAATGAAGCTGAAGACTACTTCAAGCTTCAAAGAGCCGTTGAGGTTTTGTATGATGGAGTTTTAATACTAGGAACTAAAAAGCTTGTTAAGTGGGAGATGGCTAGAAATATGATGAGGCCAAAAAGCGATTTTACTAAAGTTAAAATGAATTATTCTATTGTAGCTCCTAGAATGTACAATGGCAAAATAGAATCGTTGGTTAAGCGTATTACTGGTTTTGCTGATATGATACAGCTTACTCACTTAAAACTACAGCAAGTAATGTCAAGATTAGTTCCAGACGGAGTTTATTTAGACGCTGATGGTTTAGCTGAAATAGATTTAGGTAATGGCACAAACTACAACCCACAAGAAGCTTTAAACATGTTCTTCCAAACAGGTTCTGTTATTGGTAGGTCATTTACTTCTGAAGGCGATATGAATCCTGGTAAAGTTCCTATTCAAGAAATACAGTCAAGTTCAGGCGGGCAAAAAATGCAGAGTCTTATACAGACTTACAACTACTACTTGCAAATGATACGTGATGTGACTGGCCTTAACGAAGCTAGAGATGGTAGCATGCCAGACAAAAACGCTTTAGTAGGTGTTCAAAAGCTTGCGGCAGCAAATAGTAACACAGCAACAAGACATATACTACAAGCTGGTTTATTCTTAACAGCTGACACCTGCGAGTGTTTATCGCTTAGAATATCTGATGTACTAGAATATTCTCCAACAAAGGACGCTTTTATACAAGCTATTGGAGCACACAACGTGGCTACACTAGAGGAGCTTGAAGAATTACATATGTATGATTTTGGTATATTCTTAGAGCTAATGCCAGATGAAGAAGAAAAAGCAAAGCTAGAAAATAATATTCAAATGGCGCTGCAGCAACAAAATATTGAGTTAGAAGATGCTATAGACCTAAGAGAGATAAGAAATATAAAGTTGGCCAATCAACTTCTTAAAATACGTAGAAAGAAAAAGCAAGAAAGAGATAGAGCTTTACAGCTAGAAAATATACAGGCTCAAACAAAGTCTAACGCTCAAGCGGCTCAACAGGCAGCTCAAGTAGAGGTTCAAAAAGAGCAAGCCCTTACTCAAAGCAAAATGCAGTTAGAAAGCCACAAAGCTCAACTTGAAGCTCAAAAAATGCAACAAGAAATAGAAGCTAAAAAACAATTAATGGAAGTTGAGTTTTCTTACAACATGCAGTTAAGAAAAGCTGACTCTGACAATTTATCTCAAAAAGAAAAAACAAAAGAAGATCGTAAAGACGAAAGAACTAAAATACAAGCTTCGCAGCAATCAGAGCTTATAGACCAAAGAAATAAAGGTAAATCACCTAAAAACTTTGAATCTGCAGGTAATGATAGTACTGGAAGTGGATTTGACTTAGAAGCGTTTACGCCTAGGTAAATTTATTAATTATTTTATATTATATTATGGAAGAAAATGAAAACGTAGTAGAAGAAACTACACAAGAAACAAACAAGGTTGATGAAAGTAAGTTTGAAAGTGCTGGAGATGACAGCGTTATTAAAGTTGACTTAAATGCACCTGTAGAAACTAAGACCAATGAAGAAGACCAAACTGAAAATGACGGAGCTGACGAGGCAAGAGTGGTTGGAAGCAATGAAAGTGCCGACACCTCACCAGAGCAAGAAGAAGTACAAGAGGAAAGTGAAACACAAGAAGCTCCAGTACAAGAAGAAGTTGTTGACGAAGAGGTTGAAGAAGTTGTTGAGCAGGTTGAAGAAGCTATAGCTCAAGCAGAAGCAACTGGAAAACCATTGCCAGAAAACATTCAAAAGTTAGTCGATTTTATGGAAGAGACTGGTGGTGACATAAACGACTATGTTAAACTTAACAAAGACTACAGCCAAATGGATGGTGATGAGGCTTTGAAAGAGTATTATAAGTTAACTAAACCTCATCTTGACGCAGAAGAAAGATCGTTTTTATTAAACGAAAACTTTTCTTACGATGAAGACGTAGATGATGAGAGAGATATAAGAAAAAAGAAAATCGCTTACAAAGAGCAAGTTGCCGAAGCGAAAGCCTATTTAGACGGGCAAAAGTCTAAGTATTACGATGAGATTAAAGCTGGTTCAAAGCTAACTGTAGAACAACAGAAAGCTGTAGACTTTTTTAATCGATATAACAAGGAATCAGAAGCTAGTGAAGCACTACAATCTACGTTTCTTAAAAAGACTAATTCAGTCTTTACTGACAAATTCAAAGGTTTTGAATACAACGTTGGAGAAAAGAAATATAGATTTAATGTAAAAGATGCTACAAAGGTTAAAGAAACCCAAAGCGACATTAACAACTTTGTCAAAAAGTTTTTGAACAAAGACGGAACAATGTCAGATGCTAAAGGTTATCATAAAGCTTTGTACTCGGCAATGAACTCTGATGCTATAGCTCAACATTTCTACGAGCAAGGTAAAGCTGATGCTTTAAAGCAAAGTGTTGCTAAGTCTAAAAACGTAGACATGACGCCTAGACAAAATCATAAAGAGTTTGAGGGTGGCGGTATAAAAGTTAGGGTGCTAGGAGATAATTCTTCTGATTTTAAGTTTAAAATTAATAAACGAAAATAATTATTAACCCATTTAAAACTATAAAAAAATGGCAATTACAAATGGTGATTCGTTGAACAGCGTGCCTGCAGCACAAAAGCAGACGTTAGCAACGAACTATTTAGACTTAATGTCTAGTACAGGTTGGGGACAGCAATATGTTCCAGACCTAATGGAAAAAGAGGCTGAAGTTTTCGGCCCAAGAACTATTTCAGGATTTTTAGCGCAAGTTGGAGCTGAAGAGGCTATGACTGCTGATCAAGTTATTTGGTCAGAGCAAGGTCGTTTACACTTATCTTATACAGGTAATGTAGCTACTGCTGCTGGTGGTATAAACTACGACTCTAATGGAGCTACTTCTCAGGTCGCTATTGAAAACGACATTGACGGTACTTCAGGATTTACAGCTACTGCTCACGGTGTTAGAGTTAACGATACTATTATTGTTTCTAACTCTGACGGTGTTTTCAAATGCTTAGTAGTTAAAGTTAATGGTGCTACGTTAGACGTCGCTCCTTATAGCAAAGCTAATTTAACTCAAAAGACTGATGCTGATGCAACAACTATCTTAGTTTATGGTTCTGAGTATGGAAAAGGTTCTTCTTACTTTGGTAACGTTACTACTACTGCTCAAGCTAGCGCTTCAGCAAGAACTGCTAACGAGCCTGATTTTAAAACGTTCAAGAACAAGCCTATTATCATGAAAGACTACTACGAAGTATCTGGATCAGATTCTTCTCGTATTGGTTGGGTAGAGGTTTCTACTGAAGGCGGACAAGGCGGATACTTATGGTATTTAAAAGCTGAGTCTGATACTAGAGCTCGTTTCTCTGACTACGTTGAAATGGCGATGCTAGAAGGTGAATTTGGTGTAGCTGCATCTCTTGCACATGACGTACCTGCTTTAGGCGGTCACGGTGGAGCTGCTGACACTGTAGGTACTGAAGGTTTATTTGCCGCTATCGAAGAAAGAGGTAACTTAACTTCAGGTATTACTGGTGTTAACGCTGCTACTGATTTAGCTGAGTTCGATGCTATTTTAGCTGAGTTCGATAAGCAAGGTGCTATTGAAGAAAACATGATGTTTGTTAATCGTTCAACTAGCTTGGCTATTGACGATATGCTAGCTTCTATGAATTCTTACGGTGCTGGCGGTACATCTTACGGTGTATTTGACAACTCTGAAGATATGGCGTTAAACCTAGGCTTTTCTGGTTTCCGTAGAGGATCTTATGACTTCTATAAGTCTGACTTCCGTTACTTAAACGACAAAGCTACTCGTGGTGGTATTAATGACGCTGCAGGTTCTGCTGCAATTAGAGGTGTTATTATTCCTGCTGGTTCTTCATCTGTTTATGACCAAACTGTTGGTGCTTCTGTTAAGCGTCCGTTCTTACACGTTCGTTATAGAGCTTCTCAAACTGATGATCGTAGAATGAAGACTTGGACTACTGGTTCGGTTGGAGCTGCTACATCTGCTTTAGATGCAATGCAACTACACTTCTTAACTGAAAGATGTTTGATCACTCAAGGTGCGAACAACTTTATGTTGATGAAGTAGAGTATTTTAAGCTACCCTGCCTTCGGGTGGGGTAGTTTTTTTATTAATTTTTTATTATATTATATCATGGCAAAAAAAGAAACAAAAAAGGTTGATGTAGCACCTGAAGTGAAAGCTACAAACGAAATGGTTGAGGTTGAAGTGAAAACTAAACCTAAACATCAAAAACCAACTTGGGAGATAAAAGACAGAGTTTATAATTTAAAAGGTAGAAAAAGACCGCTTTCAAGAACTATAAAGTCTGCTGGAATTTACTACTTTGACGAAGCGAAGGGCTACGAGAGAGAGTTAAAATATTGTCAAAATCAAAAAACTCCGTTTGTAGATGAAATGATTGGAGATCAAAGATTAGAGCATATAACCTTTAGAAACGGAGCGTTGTTTGTTCCTAAAGAAAAAACTACTCTTCAAAAACTTCTATCTTTATACCACCCAGATAAAAACAAGCTTTACGCAGAGTATGAACCTGTAAAAGAAGCTGCTAGTGAAATAGAGGTGCTAGAAATGGAGGCTGACGCAATATTAATGGCTAGACAAATGGACATTGAAATGGCAGAAGCTATTATGAGGGTAGAATTAGGATCTCAAGTTAATACGATGAGTTCTAAAGAACTTAAAAGAGATTTACTGCTATTTGCTCGTAATAACCCTGCTTTGCTCTTAGAACTAGCTTCTGATGAAAATGTTCAGCTTAGAAACTTTGGTATTAAAGCCGTAGAAGAAGGTATTATTAAAATATCTAGCGATCAACGTAACTTTTTATGGGGATCAACTGATAGAAAAATAATGACCGTACCGTTTGATGAGCATCCATATACAGCTTTAGCACATTGGTTTAAAACTGATGAAGGTATGGAGATTTATACGAACATAGAAAAACGTTTAAACGCGTAACTATCCCTATAGTAGAGCGACCACTCTTCGGGGTGGTTGCTTAACTATAAAAATAAAACATAATGGCAGTAAGTGTAGACACAGTATATCAAACAGTATTGGCGCTAGCCAACAAGGAGCAAGGAGGATACATAACTCCTCAAGAATTTAACTTATTTGCTAATCATGCTCAATCTGAAATATTTGAGCAATACTTTTACGATCTTAGTCAATTCAAAAGAGGTAGAGGTAGTGACGATAATGAATCTGATATGGTTTCTTTACTAGAAGATAAAATAGCTATATTCAGCTCAACTGCAACGCTTGGAAATCAAGATCCAGAAGCAGGCAACTCAAAGTTTACATTACCTAAGAATTTCTACAGATTAATAGACGTTAGAACCGGCAGTTCTCACAGCAATGTTCAAGTAAACAAACTTTCAAGAAAAGACTTTTGGGAATACAATCAAGGCCCGCTTACTAAAGGAACTTTAAGTAGACCTAATTGTTACTTTCATGGTCAAGACGGAGTGTTATGGGTGAATCCTGATGGGATAGAAACAATAGATGCAAACTATATTAGAAAGCCAAAAACTCCTAAGTGGACGTATGTTGTTGTTAATGAAAAAGCTTTATGGAATCCTATGTCTTCAGACAAGCAAGACTTTGAGCTTCACCCTTCAGAACAACACAATTTAGTTGTCAAGATACTAAAGCTTGCTGGAGTTTCTATAAAAGACTACAACTTAGCTCAAGCTGCAGGTCAAAACGAAGTTCAAAATATTCAACAACAAAAATCTTAAGTAAATGGCTTTAATAAATAAAACTGACTTAAACTACTACACAGGGAGCGAATTAGGTGATTATCAGTTTGTATCACTAGACGACGTTATATCTCAGTTTATGGCTGTTTACGTAGGTGATGAAAAAATAATAAATAAAGTAAGTAGATCTGACGTGAGTTTTTGGGCTCAAAGAGCTTTAGCTGAGCTTTCTTTTGACACTTTAAAATCTGTTAAGTCTCAGCAAATTGATCTGCCGCCAAGCTTAACAATGCCACTTCCTAAAGACTATGTAAATTACACTGAGTTGAGTTTCGTAGACAGCTCTGGAGTGAAGCATCCATTGTATCCAACTAAAGATACTTCAAACCCGTACCAAATTAGTCAAAATGACGATGGCTCTTATGAGTTTCCTGGAGAAGGTGAGCTAGCTTATACTTTTGATTTTAACGAAGGACAAGCTTCAATAAGCGCAGCTAGCAATTGGGTTTTGTCATCTCACGCTGTATATTCAGCTACTTTTGGAGGTAAATTAACGAGTACAACTATAGATTCTGAAACAGATCCAGATAATCCTAGGCTTAAGTTTAGCATAAAACCTAAAAGATCAGCTGTTACTGTTGGTACAGCTCACGGTTATGCTTTGTATTCATATCAAGAAATAAACGTAGACGGACTACAGCTACTTCAATTTAGTGGTAATGCAACTACTACTGCAGCAAGAACAACCTCAATAAGTGTTTCGCAAGCAGCTACTACAGGTATCACTGGACAAACAAGTGGAACGTTTGATTTACCTGGAACAACAATAAGACTAGGCTTTAGCACTACTCCGCCTGCGCCTGAGATAACTATGCGAGATTACATTTTCAACAATCAACAATACGTAGGTCCCGACGGAACAGTTTGGGAAAGAACTTCAAACGCATCTACAGACTTGTTTGATTTAGGGTATTTAGAGTGGACTCAAGGTGAATCTGGAATTAAAAATTATGACGAGCAAGCGGTAGACGTAAGTAACGTAGACGGCTCTGTTTACTTAATAGTTTTGTGTATAGCAGATCACACTGATGTAGATACTAACAAAGGTGGATCTAGCTTTATGGCTGAAGAAGCGTTTATAGATGATATAGTCGTAGAAAATATTGTTACAAAAACATCTTTGTCAGAAACTAATCCGGGTGAGTCTTCAACCTTTACAAACTACAAGCAAGCAAATACTAGTGAAAAAGTTGTAACCGACGACTATATAGATGATATATATTGGCCTAACGAAGGTGAAAGATACGGTATAGATCCGGTAAGAGCTCAAGTAAATGGTTCTTTCTACATTGATCAAAGATTAGGTAAAATAAACTTTAGCTCTAACATTTCTGGAAAAACTGTGATCTTAGACTACATAAGTGATAGTCTTGGAACTGATAAAGAAATGCAAGTGCATAAGTTTGCAGAAGAAGCTTTATACAAGTGGATAACGTACGGCGTTTTATCTACTAAATCTAATGTTCCTGAGATGATAGTAAGACGCGCAAAAAAAGAAAAGTTTGCAGCTACTAGGCAGGCTAAGCTAAGATTATCAAACGTTAAGTTAGGTGAGATGACCCAAATATTAAGAGGGAAGTCTAAACAAATAAAACACTAGTAAATGGCGGAGATCAAAAACACTTTTAGTCAAGGTAAAATGAACAAAGACCTTGACGAAAGACTTATACCTAATGGACAATATAGAGACGCTTTAAATGTTGAAATAACTTCTGATGGTGAGTCTGCAGAAACAGGTAGCGCTGGCACAATATCTAACATAAAAGGTAATGTACCTTTAGAGAACGTTGTACCGAGCGATAAGTGTGTTTGTGTAGGAAGTGTTGCGGATGAAAAGAATAACAAGCTGTATTGGTTTATTAAGTGCGAAGGATTTCCGCAGTCTGGAGACACAGCGTTTCCTAATAGAGACGCTATAATTGAATACGATACTGTATCAAAAGAATCTACATTTCTTATTACTGATCTTCGTAGCAAGTTTACAAATTCAGCTGGAAGCACATTAAAGCCTATATTAAATTTTTCTGGCAAAAAAATAACCGCAATAAATATAATAGATCAGTATTTAATATGGTCTGATGGAGAAACAGAGCCTAAAAAAATAAATATTGAAAAAGCTAGAAAAGCAACAATTAAGCAAAATAAAGGCACAGGTGGAAGAGGATCTATAGATCACCACTCTTATCTATACGTTGACGGTGTTAATACTGTTCAATATCTACAAGAAGAAAATATAACTTTAATAAAGAAAAAGCCTTTAATGGCTCCTAGGTACAGTGTTGTTAGTGCTAAAAACGCTCAGTTTGATCCTAAGTTAAACCCAACGCCTTTAAAAGAAGCTATATTTGAAAAAATATTTCCTAGGTTTTGCTTAAGATATAAATACCAAGACGGTGAATACTCTGCGTTTGGCCCTTGGACTAATGTAATTTTTAACCCTGAATTTGTTGGTGAATATTCTGTTTTAAATGCTTTTACAGCAAAAGAGCCGTACAACAAAGCTATGGTTAACGCTATAAGAACAATAAACTTTTATGGTTTAGTTACTCCAGACATGCCTAAAGATGTTGTGCAAATAGACATTCTTTACAAGCAAGAAAATTCTACAGTAGTACACAATGTGGGTAGTATTAAAAACACAGACCCAGAGTGGTTTGAAGATGGAAGCTGGTTTAAAGATCAAGGTTTAGCAGACTATGACGACTACAACCCTGCAACTAAAGGTGTATTTATAGTAGACACCGAAAATATACACGCGGCTCTACCTGAAAATCAATTTTTAAGAGTATGGGATGCTGTTCCAAGAAAAGCACAAGCTCAAGAAATAACAGGTAATAGATTAGTTTTTGCTAACTATACCGAAGGCTACGACATGGTAGTTGATAACGCGGATTTTAAGCCAAAGATTTTAGGTGACTTTGAGCCTAGGCAGATTGATGTTGATCTTATTTTTAGAGGCGAAGGAGCTTTTGGAGCCGCGCTAAACACGTCAAGACCTATTTTAGGAAGATGGACAAGTGAACCTTTAGCAACGCGTGATGGAGAAAGTGGGGGCATTTACAGTTACGTTTCTGCTCCTGTTGCAGATCCGTCATCGCCGCTAATATACAACTATGTTGGCTATAGAGGCGCAGGACTGCCTACTATTAAGTCACAGCGAGATTATCAACTAGGTGTTGTTTTTGGGGATAAGTACGGTAGAGAAACACCTGTGTTTACTTCTGATTTAGCTACAATTAAAATTCCTTGGGAAGGCACGTATGGAAAATCAGCTAGTACGTCATTATCTATAGCCGCGGCGCTAGGTAACACTCCTCCTAGCTGGGCTAGTTATTACAAGTTTTACGTAAAACAATCCGCTGGAGAGTACTACAATCTAGCGATGGATAAAATATATAGACCAGCAACATCTTCTCCAGAATTTGCAAATAGCTTAAATCACGTTTGGGTTTCTTTTGCATCGTCTGATAGAAACAAAGTAGATGTGGGTGAATACATTACTATTAAAAAAATTGTAAATGAAAACGCGTTACAAATTGAAAAAGAAAATAAGTACAAAATACTAGACATTTCTAACGAAATGCCAGAGTCTATCGCCTACGAGTTTTATAATTTAGGCACTAGATCTAACGTCAGCGATGCTTTAACAGATGATACTGTTGCTGGTGGAAATCCTATTTTTACGGCAGATCCAGGTGCTAATGAAGACGAAAGAATAGATAGAACAACTAATACAATTGAAATTTCAAAACCAAACTGGTTAGCTGGCAATGGAGTTCCACTTACTAAAGAGTCAATAGACGATTACACAGAGAGAAATGGCGATTTATATATTTCTTGGAGAAGAACTACAACTTTAAGTAGATCTTTTTCTAAAAGGTACAAGGTGACATCTGTAACTTTTCGAAGTGACAAATACATATTAAAGCTTGCTGAAACAATATCAGAGCAAGACGCTAAGCTAGCCGCTAATAATTCTGACTTGTCGTCGGCTTCATCAAATTTGGGTGGAACTTCAACGTCTGACACATTAACTTTTCAAGTAGAAAGAAAAGAAAAGAAAACAAAAGAAGCTTTTGATGGTAGGTTTTTTGTTAAAATATCTGCTGACTATATATTACAACAGTATTTGCTTAGCGAATTTAAAGAAGAGTTAACCGACTATTATATAAATGGATCTCAAAAATTATTTTACTTAGCCGACGGCGTAACTACTGGTTTTGACGCCACGTCTTCTATAGTAAACTCTGAAAATTCTTCTGAGATACAGTCTTATCAAGATGATAGTGATGTTACATCTCCTAGCGATATACACAGCGGGGGATCGCTAACAAACATTCAGTCAGAGTGGCAGGCTTTAATAGACGACGAAGACTTTGGTGTAAGGCTAAGCCCTACTAGCACTAGCTCTGCTGGTAACGGTGGGTTTTTTATAGATGCTATGTATTTTGCCGCGGTTAACAGTGATGATGTTGGTTCTTACGCAAAGTACGCTGGTCAAGGTTGGGCTGGTAATCCAAACGTTGAGTATCCTGAAATTGAATGGGGTAGAATAATAGATTATAGAACGAACGACAATGATCTTGCTGGCTCAGATTGGCTAACATCTATTCCACCAACTACTTACGGTAGAGATTATAATATAGCAGCTAGAAGAGCTAGATATGGCTGGAGAAAAGCTGGCGTTGACGAAACAAACGTTGAAAATTGGATAGAGTCATCTAGTGCTTCAGGTTATGGCGCAAGTGCTTACAGAGGCAGATGGAGAAATTGGAATCATTCAAACTTTTCTACATGGCAAGTTTTACAAGGCACTTCAGAAACAATAGAATCAGACAGAGAGTCTGAAGTAAACGGGTTTGAAGGTGTTTTACAACAAGCTTCTCCGGTACATTATTCTTTACCTTCTGACGGTGGTTATAGAAACTTTTTATCTAATATATATGGAAAACAGCCTAACGGCAGAACTATATCTAAAAATGTTTATAAATCTACAGTTAACAACGAAACTCCTTCTTACTTACACTTATCTTATTTAGGACCAGGGTACTCAGGCTCGCTTTTTGATAAAACCAAAGTTCCTTCAGACGTTAGTTTGCATGGCGAAAAAGCTTTAGGTCGTTATTTAGGTGGAATATGGGGAGGCGGAGCTTTCACAAGTCAAGATGGAACAAACTTTGGACTTTCTAACATAAGGTTTGTTGAGATGGAAGGAACTAATTGGGACGATAGAATAGCGTACTCTGACAATGGTTCAATATTACCAGACGGCTATGACGAACAAGCTGAGATTAACATGCCTAGCGATAGTACTAGATCGCAAGCTCCAAAAGCAGGTGCGTCATGGTCTTTTGGTTACGATCAAAGTAAAGCTACAGCGCATAACAATCAATGGAAACCAGGCGGTGATCGCCCTACAAATCCGCCTGTGTTTGACTTTGCAACTCAAGATTTGCAGCAAGGTGCTCAATTTAGATTTAAAAACGACGATAGTCAAGAGGTGTATACTGTTCTTGAAAAATCTGAACTTCACGTATATAATCATACTCCTTGGAAAGCAAGAAAAGTATGGAATGGTAACGAATACGTGTGGGGTAACGACAGTGTAGAAGAAGCTGTAGCTGCTTGGGCAAACACCGCTGACGTTGATGGTCAACCTGATAACAACGGTCAAGAGTTTACAGATATGTTAGACAGGCTAGAAGCGTTTGGCGATAGATCTAACAGAAGAACTACCTACGTTTTAGCTTTAGATAAACCTGTACAAACATCTTCGTACAACCCTGTGTTAGGCGCGGACACCACCAATAGTCAAGTAGTTCCTGATACAACCGCTTTTACTGATATAGAGTTTTTAAGAGAAAACCCTATGGTTTTAACTGGTGAAGTTACTAAAGATCCAGCTATATGGGAGACAGAGCCTAAGAATAATGATGAACTTGATGTTTATTACGAGGCTTCCAACGCAATACCTACTAAACTCAACAAAGATAATCTTGATTTATTCGCGCCTCAAGGAACTAGAATAGAGTTTCCTAACATGGACAATAGCGTTATAAAGCACGATTACGACGTTTACCTGCGTAGATGGAATGGTCCAATGTCAAGTTATAACGATGAAGTAATAAGGCTAGAGGTAAGAGCTTTAGGTGGTGGTGACACAGGCTTTAAGTGGGAGCAAAACGATGTTAATATAGACTATACAAATCAAGAAATTAGATTTTATAGGCAAGACGGTAGTTACACTACGGCTACAACAGCTAATGTTCAAATAGAACAATTTTACGTAGACACAGATAATATGACTGATGGCTCTGGTGACTACTGGAAGAGTAAAAATACAGCTGCGTATATATTCTTAAAAAACACTATAGATCCTACAAAACAAGTAGGATTAAACTGGTTTAACGCGTTTACTTTTTCAGACGGAGTTGAATCTAATAGAATTAGAGACGACTTCAATGAAATGACAATAACTAATGGCGCTAGAGTTTCTACTACTTTAGACGAGCCTTATAGAGAAGAGGTTAAAGCTAACGGATTAATATATTCTGGCATATACAACTCTAACTCTAAAACAAACAACTTAAACGAGTTTATTGCAGCTGAAAAAATAACAAAAGACTTAAATCCTACGTACGGCAGCATACAAAAGCTGTTTTCAAGAAATTCAGACTTAGTTGCTTTTTGTGAAGATAGAGTTGTTAAAATACTAGCCAATAAAGACGCTGTATTTAATGCTGATGGTAATCCTCAATTAGTAGCTTCAAATAGAGTTCTTGGTCAAGCCACGCCTTTTGCCGGTGACTTTGGTATATCTAAAAACCCAGAATCGTTTGCTAAAGATTCTTATAGAGCTTATTTTGCTGACAAACAAAGAGGTGCTGTGCTAAGACTTTCTATGGACGGATTAACACCTATATCTGAAGCAGGTATGAGCGATTGGTTTAGAGACGAGCTTACTGCCACAGGCATAAACATAATAGGCACGTTTGATGAACACGCTAAAGAATATAATGTAACTGTTAAAGAGTTAATAGACCCTAACAGAATACAAAACAACACATTTGATTACGGATCTCAAGTTAACACTGTAAATATAGTTAATCCAGAGTTATGTACCAATTCTGATTTATCCGGTGGAGCAGAATACACGCCTGTAGATCTTGTTAATGACATATACTATGCTGGACCAACTGCTGATTCTAGTTTAGGTGTAAGCCTTGGTTTTGACGTGTATAGCAAAGTTCCTATAAGAAACAGATCTTTAGGCTATAAATCTACAGTTAGAAACTGGCCGGCTATAGCAGAGGGATCTATAAGATCTTACGTCGCCGCAGTACCTGCTATCTTAGCGGCTAACGCGGAGTACGATACTTACGATCTGCAAAACTATAATATGTCGGGTATTGATACAGTTTACAAGCTGTTTCATTGGTCGTTTAGAAATACTGATACTAATCCTTTTGACAACCCTACGCCTAATGGGTCAAGATCTACTCTTTCAACTAGCTCAACGTCTAAAACAGAGGTAACTTCAGGTTATAATTTAGCAAACAGTTATGGCGCTAGATACATAGGATCTAACGACTCTACTGAGCCAGGACATGATGATGATGGCGTGAGTGGCGATACTAGCTCTTACACAGATTTACGTTCATACGGCAATAGCACTCAACAGGATTACGATCTTAGAAGTATATTTTACGACTCAGCGGATGCTACTAGCACGACTCCATCAACTAGCGCTGACACAATATACACTCAAGAAGGAAATAACTCTGGTATTATATTTGGTAACTGCTACTTTGGTCACGAGCCTACTAATGGCGGTGGTTTAGCGGCAGATAGTAAAGAGATGTACATAGAAGTTCCTGGATACCACGAAGAAGATTACGGTAATAGAGTTGCAAGTGATGTGAAGAACTGGGGCACTGATCCAGACAATCATTTACAAGAAAATTTTGGTACGATGTACAATAACTCAGCGTTTAATAACGAAGAGTTTCATCTAAGTTATAGCATATCTAATTCACACGGCGGCGCAACTTATGATCATAAATGGTTTGTTGAAATATGGGCTGACGGTCAGCTTATAGATGACTCGTATTTAGTTGACACTGACGCTGAAACAAATACTTTGGCTACAAGTAGTTATAACCCGGGCTTTGTTACTAGTAATACTACTATAACTCCTGCCGCGGGAGCCGTTGGTACGCAAGCTTCGCCTTCAGGTTACACAGCTCAATTGCAGTTTAAGATACAAGATCCTAACACGTCTGCAGACTCTAGCCATAAAGTGTTTAATCAAATTAAAGTTAGAATTGGTATTACAAACTCAGATCAAACAGCAAACTATCCTTCAGATCCAGTTTACGCTATACTACACCAAGTTAAGCTTACTAAAACAAAAAGACTAACACATCCTAAAATAACGGAGTATGCAGGTGAGCCAGAAGTTTTAGCTGTTCCAAGTTTAGATAGACCGGCTTGGTCAGAGGTTATTCACGAGCTTCACTATGAAAATGTATGGAATATTACTGCTGGAACTGGAAATAGATTCTACAAGGCTGAACAAACTTTAGGTGTAGCAAATCCAGGCGGGTGGGTGACTAGTACCGATAACAATGGAAACACAGTACAGTGGTATGATTTTGTTGAAGGTAACGATGTTACCGTAAACCCAATTTACGACGATGCTGTTGAGGGCGAAAACTCTTACACAGGGGCTGCGCCAGCAGAGTATATAACTACTCCTAACGGTAGTGACTTACCGTCGTTTAATCAATACACTGAGGCTACTAGCGAAGCCGAAGATCCTAACCAAATAACGGTGGATACTAGAGGAATACTTATTAATAACAACGGATCTGAAGACGGCAGCTTTTATTTTGCGCAACCGCTAAACAATGACTCAAAATACGTTGTTGGTAATTGGTATTGTGTTGATGTTTTTCTTGACTCTAGTTATGATAACGTAGCTTTAAATAATCTTTTAATACCTGGCGTGCTAGGTGCAAGTGACAGCTTAGATAATGCTTATCAGACAGATCACACGCAAGACAACCCTGATTATCCACCTTATCATTTTGGAAAAGTTGGTGGATCAAGTACCGCGGGCTACAGTAAGTCTATAGTGTTAATGCCTGTTATAAACAACGAATGGCCTTTAGGCAATGGAAACGAAGTTTATAGAGCTATATTCCAATATAACGCTACTGAATTTGTTCAAGAAGATCAAGGTCAAAACTTTGTGCTGCAAGGCTGGAACGCTAACTGTTTAATTAGAACTATATCTCTGTATGATATAACAGAGCAAGCAACTATGGGCAAGCCTACAGGCTGGAACGTTCCTCAAGACGCTTGGGTTAGTGAGCACGCTATGCACGAATTTATAACAGAGCAGACTAATGATAATCTTGAGCCTGAATGTTACTTTAGACATAACATGCTTTGTTGGAACACTGAAAGAGGTAGTCATGTATATTGGAATAATTACCACTACAACGGTAACGGTCCGCTAGACGAAACAGAAGAGTCTTACAATGGATATTTACTTAACTTTACAATAGAAAAAAATCCAGATTTTGTTGAAGAGGAGTTTAATGGCAAGCTTAGAGTTAGAGTTACTAATAGATGGAATGATCAAACTAATTCTTTAGACGGCGCTTATATTAGAGATATAGATACACCTGGCGACTACTCTATATTAATGAACTTCAACTCTATAGATCCAACTATAATTTCTGCGCCTGAAGGATCTGAAGTAAACGCCGTAGCGTTTGCTAATCAAAGTGATTTTGCTCAAGTTGAAAATCATAGAAGCAAGATAATAGTATTCCCAGAAAACGGTGGTTGCACAGGTGCTTTAAGCAGCTTGTCGCTAATTGACGCTACGCAATACTACGAGGGTGGTGGCGTAGATTCCTGGGCTATAACTGGTTACGATAGAACAGCGGCAAACTATATTTCTTGGAATGAAGAAAATTTAAACATTGTGTTTGAAGAAGCGCCAGTTGAACAAGAAAACTTAACAACTAATATTAGCGAACCTGTTCAAATAGAGCAAAGAGTTAGTAGTATACAGTCAAATTCTAGCGTAAAGTTTGGCTTGACGCTAAGCAGTTTAGAAGGAAAAATAAGCGCTTATTATTACAATAGTTTTAACAAAGGTTTTAGCGTTACTTACGACTCAAACGGAAGTTATTTAAATATATTTACGTTAAATGAAAACAGGCCTGCAGGCGCGCTAATAAATACTTTAGTTATAAAAGCCGCACAACAAAACACTTCTTGTGTTGTAGACGATGTAGTTTTAAGTAGAAGTGCTAACGCTGGATTTAAACCAAAAACTATAAGTTACAGTGAAGATGTTAAAGGTTGGACTAGCTTAAAGTCTTTTTATCCAGAAAGTGGTGTTAGTGTAGCTAGACAATACTACACGATTAACAATGGTGAATTATGGCAACATCATGCTAATGACGTTAGAAACAACTTTTATGGTCAGCAGTACGACAGTAATATAACTTTAGTTATGAATGCTGATCCTTCTACTATTAAAAACTTTAGAGCTGTTAGTTATGAAGGCAGTCAAGCTAAAATTAACGAAGCTAGTCAACTATTTTTAGGTGTAAACGAATTAGGAGAAAGTATATACGCTAGCTCAGCAGACAACTACAACTTTTCTTCTAAGCTTGGTTGGTTTGCAGAAAATATTCACACAGACATTCAACATGGATCAATAAAAGAGTTTGTAAAAAAAGAAGGCAAATGGTTTAACAACATAAAAGGAAGAAACACAGGTGATTCTGTAACTATGGAGGAAGTAGGGCAAATAAGCTTTCAAGGCTTAGGTTTTGTTGCTTCTGTTGTAACTAGCGAAGACACTGCGGCTGCAGAATAATTTAAAAACAATTAAATGGCTATAATAAACGAAATACAAATAAACACTGAAGATATACCAGCAGGAGGTGCAACTAGGTATTTTAGCATAACTGGAGAAGAAGGAGCTCAGTTTATGCTTCAAGCCGTCACATCTGAAGGTGTTTTTTACAATTTTGTTACAAAAAAATTTACAGCAAGCGAAGGTTTTAATTCAAACCACAATAAAGTTGTAACCATGAGTGGTCAGTTCAACTCATCTATTCATTTTCCAAGTGGACTTACTACAACTTATAGCGTTATTTTATTAGCAAATGGTTTTGACACAACTATTAATAATGACAGTAGAAAAGTAAGTGTTAAAAAAATTACACAAAATAGTCAAACAACGCTTACATTTGCTTTTGCTACAGATAATTCAAGTAAATACAGCTCTAGCCCAGCCGCAGCAAACGTTACATCTAGTGGAACACCAGGAGTGGCTACAAGTGTAGTTGTAAGTAATACTAGCACAGTAACAAACGCTGACAACGATACTCATGGTAGTGGGTTTGCTGTTTTAAAGTGGAATAAAGACACAGTACAGTATAATGGTGACAACATGTGGTATTATCAAAAAACAGCTACAGTAAACGGAGCTAGCTCTACCGACGTGTTAACATTAGATAGCGTCGATGAAATTGCAATAGGGTCTCAAATAACTTATATTACAGGCACAACCGCCCCTGGAGCAACAACAATTGTGAAGAGCATAGACACTACTGCAAAAACGCTAACATTGTCTAGAGCTCAAGCTTTTAGCGACGGTGCTACGGTAACTATAAGATCTTATGGCGCGTCTTTAATAAATAGTGTTGCTGGCGCTAGCGTTAGCTTTCCCGCAGTTGTAGCTATTAAAACTAGTAGTACAAACAAAAGGTACACTACCAACGGAACCACCACTACAAGTAACACTATAAACTTGAACGGATCGCGAGGATTAGGTAAAGGCGCTATAATTTCAGGTACAGGAATAAATAGATCAAACTCTGGTGATGTTATACACTCTGTTAGTCTTAGCGCTAGCGGTGGAAGTATAGTTGTAGGAGATAATGACGCTGGTACATCTGGAGATCTTCAAACTTTACCGGACAAGCTTACAATTGATACAGACTCTATTATCACTATAGATGTTCATTTTAAAACGGAAGTAAATAGTTATCCATCAACCAACAAAACGATAAACTTAGATTTAGATAAAATATTAACTCCATTAGCAACATCATGACAATAAATTTATATTCAGCAATACAAAATAGTTCTATATCTGTTGGTGATGTAGTATACGCCTCGCAAAACGAGTCTACAAAAAATGGCATAAAATATTACGGGCAAAATGGAAGCTTTCCTCAAAAAATAGGCAAAATAACAGAAATAGGATCTGATTATATAAAAGTGCAAGAAGGATCTAGTGTTCCGCCGGTGGACGCTTTTTTAATGTTTTCTAAAGACAACTCTGTTAACGAGGCTAGCTTAAAAGGCTATTACGCTAGTATCACAATGAAAAACGAATCTACAGATAGAGTAGAGCTTTTCGCTGTTAACGCTGTAGTTCACGAAAGTAGTAAATAGTGCGCTTAGAATGTGACTATATACACTATAATAGAATTAAATTAAATAATGAGTGAACAAGTTACATTTAGAACCTTTAAACAAGGTGACTACGAAATGTGTTGTGACTGGTGGAGATGGTGGTGGAAAGAAATACCGGTAAAAAGAAAAGTTTTACCAAATGATGAAAGATGTTTCGTAATAGAGAATAATAACATACCTGTAGCTGCGGTTTTTTTATACGCGGCTGTAAATCCAGAGGTAGGTTATCAAACATGGTTAGTATCTAATCCAGAGTACAGACAAAAAGATAGAAGAAAAATGCTAGAGTTGCTAGTAGCAAACGTGGCAAAGGAAGCGAAAGAAACCTGGGGTATGTCGATGTTATTTACAGTATGTGTAAACAAACATATAGAAAACATTCACGAAAACCAAGGTTGGTTTATAGAACGATCAGCGCCTTGTTACGAGGCGTTCAAATACTTATAATATGGGTAGAGCAGCACAAAGAAGAACAGAGCAACAAATTACAGGCGCTACAGAAGCTCAACTGCAAGAGCAACGCGCATTTCAAGACAGACAAAGACAAGTTTTAGACGCTCAAAGAGCACAATACGAGAATTTTGAGTTTACAAATCCTTTTGCTGGTATGGAAAATACCATGGAGGATCTACAGGTTAATACTGCAGCTGCGGATTTTCAAGCAGAGCAAGGCAGACAGCAACGAGCAAACTTATTGAGTGGACTAAGAGGAGCGGCTGGAGGTTCTGGTATTGCTGGCTTAGCTCAAGCGTTAGCTAATCAAGGAACTTTACAGTCAAGGCAAATATCTGTAGATTTAGCAAAACAACAATCAATGAATCAAAAACTTGCTGCTCAGCAAGGTATGCAACTACAACAGTTAGAAAGACAAGGAGACGCAGCTGTTCAACAAGCTTTAGCTAGTAGAGAATCTACGCTGCTTGGTATGGAAATGGGTGAAATGGCTGGCGCTAGAGCTGGAGTACAATCTGCTTATGGAAATCAAATGGCAGGGCTTGGTGCTATATCGGGCATGCAAAATGCTCGCATGGGTATGTATGGACAAATAATAGGTGGCGTTGCTCAAGGAATTGGTTCTGCTGCAACAGGATCATTCGCGTAAAAATATAAAAACATGGCAAAAGGAGGAATAAATTTAACACCGAGAGCAGACGCTACTTTAGTTAATCAATCTGCTCGTATGGGTATGGCTGGAGTGCCAAAAGATCTTAGCAAGACGTTTAAAGGAATGTCTGATAGCTACGCTTCGTTTATGGGTACTATAGGTGAAGTTGGTAATGCTATAGGTCAAACTGTAGGTAAAATAGCTGGACAAGCAATAAAACAAGGAATAGAAACTACTAAGGCTTTAAATCAAAATCCAAATGACTTAGGTGGTTTTTCTGACTTTTTTACTGAAGAAATACAAAACGTAAAAAACCTAAGAAAAAGCGGTGACAGATTTAAGCTTGGCAAAGAGGGTAAAGAAGCTAGACAGCTTTTTAGAAAAGAAAGAGATAAGCTTTTTAATCAAATGCAAGGTGTTAAAGACGGGACTATAGCTAATGCTACAGCCTTAACTGAAGGAACTTTTAACGCAGAGGCTACAGGAGCAGAAAACATGTTACTTAACAATTTAATATTAAACAAAGGTAACGCTATTAAAGATGGAGAATATAAAGGCGCTAAAGCTAAGATGTTTAAAGACGAAAATGGTGATGTTGCATTTAAGTTTGTAAATAATGAAGGTAAAGAAATAGCCGGGGTAAACGAAGAAACAGGTGAACTTATAGTGGCTGATGCTAACAACCCAGCTAAAGTAGTTAGAAACGATCAAGTAGGAAGTTTAATAAAGCCTAGCGTAGATGTTGTTGACGAAACGCTTGAAGCAACTTTTGACCAGCTTGTTAAAGATGGTATGGAAAAAAACCCATTTAATCCTAATAGAGTTAAAACAGATGTTACAAAGCTAATCCAAACAGAAAATGCGTTTTTGCATGCGGTGCACACTACAATGCCGGGTATGGATCAAAGCTATGCCGATATGTTAACTATGCCTAACGACGCTACAGAAGAAATGTATCAAGCTTTATTTGACATTGACAAAGACGGTGACGTTGATGCTGATGATAAAGCGGCATCTGGAGCGTCAGACGTAAACTTTGGTGAAGGATATAACACTGTAGAAAACTTTAAAAAGTTTAGAAAGGCTATGTTAGATCCAAACAATAAAGCAGCAAAAGATATATTTGCTAACAAAGTTGTAGAAAGCATGGCAGATGGCTATCAAAGTGGTGTTGACGCCACTCAAGCTCAAGCAGACGCTAAAATGCAAGAGTTCGCTATAAAAGAAGATATAAAACAAGAAAACGTTTTAGAGCGTAAAGAATTAGCCGCTACTAAACAATTAGAAAAAATTAGACTTCAAGATC